TCAACCTCTTCACCAACAGACTTACCACGAATATTAAGGAAGAGATATTCAATATCAAATGTAGGAAGTTGTTCTACTTTAATACCTCTAGTCTGAATACAATTCTTGATGACAGACTTAACAGCATTTGTAATCTCTTTCTGATCTTCAGTTTCAAGTGCAAGAACCAAGAGTTTCTCTTCCTTCACCAGGAAGGGTCTATACTTGATTGTCTTTTTTGTCGAAGGCAATTCCAACGAATACGTTGGGGTGGCAATTGTTGGTAAAGGCATAATATCCTATAACGAGATGGTCAGTGGTTTATTTATTAGGAAGCGTTGGGTCCTTTTGGATTAAAGAACTCACCATAATTCTTGAGAAGTCCCTGTTTAGATCTAAATCTAACGTATCTAGTGTATGCAAATGACACACTCATCTTCAACACATCACTTTGATCATACGAAACTGGTATTGAGATGACATTAAGTGGGAATGCATCTACAAATTCATATGTCAATTGAGCATCTGTAAGGTTCTTCTCAAACTTTGTGACATGAATTGGAGTTCTGTATGTCGAGGGGTAATTCATTCTATATGTGGCTGCACTACTCCTGTACATTTCTCTAGTGTCCCCACTATTGGGGTTATCAATATTCATACCACTCATATAATCAACCCAACCCTCAAAGAATTCGATGACATCATATGCCTTATCAACATAGAAAGTCATGTCAATCGTAGAGTCAAACATTCTACGATAGACCATTCTTTCAGTGACACCAGCATAATTGTTGGTGGCTTCAGTGGTAGAGAATGAAGTTCCAGGAAGAGCAGTTTCGTGACAAAGAAGTTCTATGTTCTGACCCCTTTGACTATAATCAAGTTTCCTCTCTGTTTTCAAAAAATTGAGAACATTTGGTGGTGGTTGAATTTTTACTTGATATACAGAAGTCTGAGCAAGATTCATTATCTTACTCTTTAGAGCTCCTGTCTTAAAAGCATTTGGCGATGCCCCAGCCATCTATAAATACACTTGACTACTATTACTATGTATGTGAGTTTTGGGAAAAAGTATTAAGTCAAAGTTCAAACCATCGAATCCAGACAAATACATGGGTGATCCCAACAATATTATTTGTCGTTCATCATGGGAGCGTAAGTTCTGTAACTGGTGTGATAAACAACCAAATGTATTGAAATGGGCATCTGAAGAATTCAGTATCCCCTATGTGTCACCAGCTGATGGTAAGGTCCATAGATATTTTCCTGACTTCTTAGTTGAATTCAAGGAAGCTAATGGTAAAACCAAGAGACAAATCATTGAGGTCAAACCCAAAAAACAGACCAAACCTCCTGAAAAGAAGGCAAGGATAACTAAATCATATCTGTATGAGGCAGCCACCTATGAAATCAATATGGCAAAGTGGAAAGCAGTCAGTGAGTTTGCCAAGGATAATGGTATTGAATTCAAAATCATAACAGAAGATGAGTTAGGTATCAAACAGCATGGACGAGGAACAGGAAGAGTATCTAGCAAGCGACACCCTAAGAACAGAAGATCTAATTGATGTCTGTTCAAATATGACTGATGCTGATGACAAAATGGCAGAAGTCCTTGAAAGACTATCTCAAGTCGAAGTCGTTCCTGATGTAGGTAGATACTATACTTTTATCTACAGACCTAAAACTCCTCGTATTCGTTATGATGAATATCCACTCATCGCATGTACTGAAGTGAATCGATGGGGATTCAAAGGTCTAAATTATCATTGGGGTTCTTGGAGAAACTACACATGGGAAGAGGTACAAAGTAATCTCCATGTGGTCTACCCTAGAGAACTTGAAGACCTAAGATCTATAGAATATCAAAAATTTGAACTAAATATCTAAAAAAGAGATAAATGGCGACTGATCTTTCTAACTGGTCGAAATACGATAAGAATAAGAATAATATCGGAAAAGATTATAGTCGAATTACTCGCCTGCCTATTGGTGCAAAGTCAGAGAAAGAAAAACAAAAATTAAGAATCGTCACAAATATCAAAACTGGTGACTATAAGGTTCTCGCAATTGGTAAAAAGAAAGATTCTGGATCTGATGATCAAGATATTCTAATCTACTCCTATGATGCAGACACAAATAAGATAACAATTAACGAAAACAAAAAGGGTAATCGTTATTATAACTTGATCTTTGGATCCAAGAGTGGTCAAAGAGAATTTAGACAATTGAATAGAAGTACTAAATTAGACACATATAGTCTTGCTCAAGCAAATACAAAAACAGCAATCCAACAAGGAAACTTTGAAGAACAAAAACAATCTGAGGAAGACACCAAACAATTAGGAAAGAAAAAAGGATATGTGTCATCAACTAATGTAGTCGCAACAGCCCCACAAACACTCACAGCGGGACCAGTAGATAACAATACTACAAAGAAGAAATCATCAACCACACAATCTACGGTCAGATCCACTAATAATCAAGTTCCACCCATTGACATGGGAACATTGAGTTCCAGTGACTTGTCTTTAACTGTAGTCACTTCAAAAACTAGTGGTGACCAACAACCAGCATCAACAGGGTCACAATATTTCAGATATCCAGAAGGTAGAATACCAAACCTTGGATATGATTATATTCAGATTACATCATATAAGTATGTTCCTGGATTGAGTCTTCCCTCAGTTGGTACTGGTTCTACCTCTGTATCAAATTATATAAGAACAAATAATAAACAAACAACATCTGGTAAAATTTTATCTCAGAAAGCAGAGAACATCATTCAACTTCCAATGACTGGTGGTCTTTCAGAGACATCATCTGTCCAGTGGAGTTCAGATACTCTAAGTGAAATAAATTTGATTGCTGGTAATATTGCATATGCTAACATAACTGGTGGTAGCAATCCTGTTACTGCTGTAACTGGTGCATTAATGGATGTAATAAAAACAGGTCAAGAAGGTTTATTGGATGCTGACACAAAAACTCAATTAATGGCTTACTTTGCAGGACAGGCAGCATCAGCTCCTAACTTCGTCCAAAGAGCCACTGGTAAGAAAATCAATAACAACATGGAGTTATTATTCAATGGACCTCAACTCAGATCTTTCAACTTTGCTTTTAAATTAAGACCAAGAACTGAAAGTGAGTCAATTCTCTGTAGAAACATTATCAAATCACTGAAGAGAGACTCAGCACCTAAGACGAGCACAACAAATCTTTTCCTTGAGACACCAAATGTATTCCAAATCGAATACATATATCAGGCACAGGATGGTGTTACTCCTTCATACACACAACATCCATTTTTGAACGTGATAAAACCTTGTGCTCTTACATCAATCAATGTGAACTACACACCTGATGGTTCATACATGACTTATGAAACCAATGGTTCAATGGTTGGTTATGATCTAAACCTCACCTTCCAAGAGATCGAACCAATCTACAGAAGTGATCAAGAGGCAGAGTACAAACGAGACAACATGGGTTACTAATGGCTAAGACTTACTTCAGAAACGTTCCAGACTTTAACTATGTTAGCAGACTGGAAGGAGAAAAAAATATCTCTGAGTATCTCAGAGTCAAAAATCTCTTTAAGAGAGTAAAAATAAGTGAAGATTTATTCAATGATCTTTCTTACTTCACAAAGTATAAAATCATAGGTGAAGAAAGACCAGATCAAATTGCGTATAAGATCTATGGGACACAAGATTATGATTGGATTGTTCTTCTGGCTAATAACATTTTAAATGTTCAGTCAGAGTGGCCTCTGTCAAATGAATCATTTTACAATTACATGACTAACAAGTATGGAACAGAAGACAATTTCTATACAGTTCATCATTATGAAACGAAAGAAATAACAGATAGTATTGGTAGAATTGTTGTTCGTGCTGGTTTACAAGTCCCCAGTGATTATTCAGTAAGTTATTATGATTCTGGAAATCAAGTCACAAGAACAGATACTACAGTAGCTGTGACAAACTATGAGTACGAAAATAATATTCAAGATGATTTGAGAAACATCTATCTAATCAAACCAGAGTATATCAATCTGGTCATTCAGGGTATTGATAGATTAATGCCAGTAAAACCTGGTTCCACACAGTATGTCAGTGATGACTTATCACAAGGTGATAACATCAGACTGTATTCATAAAAAAGTAATACGCGTAAAAAATCCTGGGAAAAATTTTCCCAGGATATTTGAAACTAAAAGTCGATTTTGAAATCAGCTGTCAGCCAACTTAGCAAAGTAGGACATGGGATCATCATCGTCATCAACTGACGAAGAGGGTTCCGTAGTCTTGGATGCCTGGTAGGAGTCTTCAAGTTTCTTCAGAACTTCTTCTTCAGATACTTTCTTCTCTTCTACTGCTGCGTAGTTATCATACTCAGTCTCTTCCTGAGGAGCTGAACGCTTCTTGGTTCCCAGGACATAGTCCATACGCTTCTTCAGTTCATCATAAGACTTGAACTGATCAGGAGCAACCAGAGCTGCGAGTGAATACTCTTTCTTCCAGACGGCTTCCAGAGCATCATCGTCGTCCAGGAGAGGGGACACACGGTCGAACTCAGAACTATCATAGTTCCAGTAACCAGCAACCTTCTTCAGTTTCAGTTTGAAGTTAGCACCCTGCCAGAAATCGAAAGGATTGATGGGGGTTTCGTCTTCAAACTCAGGTTGCATTGCTTCCATGATCTTGTCGAAGATCTTCTTACCGAACTTGTACAGGAAGACCTTACCCTCGTTCTGAGGATTGGCTTTGTCCTGAACAACATAGATGTTCGCGTAGAAGGAGAGCTTACGCTTTTGTTTACGAACAATATCCTTATTCGCGTCCGTACCACTGTTCCACAGTTCACGGTTCAGTTCACCGACAGGGTCCTTACCACCAATGGTAGTCAAGGAGTTTTCGATGTACCAACCACCAGGACCTTGGAAGGCGTGGGAGAACAGTTTGACCCAGGGGAGATCTTCTCCATCGGGTGCGGGGAGGAATCGGATGACTGCATATCCATTGCCAGTCTTATCCATCTCTGGCTTCCACAGACGGTCGTCTGCTCCTCCACCAGTGTTGTTTTGCTTCTCAACTTCTTTTACAAGCTTGGCTGTAAGGTTGCCAAGAGAAGACTGCTTCTTGAGATCATTGAATCCCATTGTGTTACCTCGTATTGAACGTATTTGGTCTGTGTCCCGTAGCTTAAAGGGGATTGGGTAGCCCCTGGTCTTAGTGTAGGTCCTAGTGGACCCAGTGTCAAGACCCTTCTCGTATTGATTTTTTCATGGAGTCGATGATGGCGGACATGTTTGAAAAGACATATCCCAAATCAACATCGGAAGGGAACCCAAGTTGCTTAGCAGACTTGATGATGTTCTCCTTCATCGCCTTTGCCTCAGGGTCATCGGACAGAGAGAGTCTCGTATAAAGAATCTTCTGTTTCTTGAGTAACTCCTCAAGCATTTCTACATGTTGTAACTTATCATCAGCATCCATTGTGGAGAAACTGAAGACCTTCGCATAGATTTCATCTTGGAGTTTTGAAATTTCTTTCATCTCCTCTTGTACAATTTCGGAATCGAAGAAACTCATTGTCCAACTACTACTTCTTTAAGAATCTTTTTGTATTTGAAGATGTCAATCTTCAGGAAGGTGTTATATTTATCCATCCTCATAGAGAGGAATTTCCAAACAGGATCATCCAGTTTCTTATCAAAGGTTGCCTTGAACCCTAAAATCCTATCAAGAATGATAAGTGTCTCTAAAGAAATGTTTTTGGCTAGATGCTCCTTGACAATCTGTGGATGACTCAACCCCTTGAGTTCAAACATATCATCAAATTTCTTTCCTGTAAATACGGTTTCCACTTCTTCCTTGAAAACATAAGACAATGACTGAGTTCTCTTCTTCCAATCGGTATAGCTCTTCTCACCATTCTGCATGATCTCACCAATCCACAGAGCCTGTGGGTCATCACATGCAACAAAGTTAGAGACGAAGAATTCAATTACTTCTGCATCATCTTTTTGTCTACTCAGTTTCTCAAAGAAAAACCTATCTCTCCTCTTGTAGAAACTCTGGAGAGATGCACGAGACTTACCACAGTATTTGTGGTAGTCATACTTAGGTTTAGTAAAGTGGTTCTTCAGTCCCAGATAGGACTTGTATGCATCAAACGGGGTCACCTTCGGAATCATCTACTTCTTCAAAATCAACAATCTGATCAAGTCTCACAATATGTTCATCAGCGATGAGGTACATGTGCTCATCATTAATTTTACCAAGATATTTAAGTTCAGTCTCAGGGATATTGTTCTCCCTGATTGCTGCCAACATCTGATGATGTCTAAGATCTTTGGTAGAAATCATATTGGTAGTTTGGCGTGAGACGTTCTCTTGAGTAAGTTGAGTTCCATAGCTTCGTACTTCAACTTCTCTTTCAGAGGTTTAGATAATAACTTAGGAACAGACTCAATGTCAACATTGTTCTCTTCACAGAAGTGAACGATAGCATCAATGTACTTCATACCACTACCTTCTTTGGCAATGGTTTCGATCTCTTCTGTGAACTTACGGGAACAATAGAACTTGTTCTCGATAAGTTTATTGATGTCTTCAGGCTTTGCCATATTCCTGTAATTTGAATTCAACAAACTCTCTAATATATTCGGAGAGAAGGTTGATGTACTTTCTCTTGTCGTATTCTTCATAGACTACTACTTCTCCATCTTCACAAGACATAATGATTACAAATTTCTTGACCATAATTCCAGTCATTTCATACAACATACATGCATATGCCGCACACTGGACGAAGTGATGGTCAACCCACTTCTTAGGTTTTGGTTTCTTAGCTGTCTTAAAATCAATGATAGCTAACTCACCTTCATATTCAGCAATACAGTCAACACTACCAGCCACACCCAACTCATAACTGAATAGTGATTGTTCTTGTGCATGAATGTTATCAATCTTATCCAAGGTAGGTTTAGCCTGCTTGAATAACATCTCTGATAACGGTTGAACAGATGGAAGTTCGGAGTTCTTCAGATAATACTCAGCGAGAGTGTGCATATCTGTGCCTCTTGAAGTTGCCTGTTTGGTAACTTTGTTGGCTTCCTTTTCTCCTACCTTTGCTCTCCACTCACGGAAGATTTCACGGTTGTAATGACTGATAACAGACGTGATGGATACTAACTTTTTACCTTTTGGGGTGTCATAATATCTAACTCCATCAACCGTCTCCCGTGAGAGAGACGGATAATCAATTTCAATATGGTTAAAAGTCATAGACCCAATTCATGTTTAGCGACGATGTATTCTTTGACAAGACCACTTCTACAGATGTCCTCGGGTTGGAACTCAATGGTATCGAAGGATGGCATTTGATTGATGATTCTCATGAAATCAACAATACCATTCCTCTCATGAGTCTTCACCAGGTCAGTCTGTGTTGCGTCTCCACAGAAGTGAATCTTGCTGTTCTCACCTACCCTAGTAATGATTGAGTCAAGTTCATGGAAGTTCAGGTTCTGGAACTCGTCAATGATGAGGATAGCATTATCAAAAGTTGTACCTCTAATAAAAGATGTACTCCAGAAACTAATTGTACCCTGAGCTTTCAAATTTGCATAGAGCATCTCAAAAGAATTGTCATCAGGCATCTCGAACATGTATTTCACCATGTTCTTGTATGGGATCTGATAGATGTCAGACTTGTCCTCATGGTCACCAGGGAGGAAACCAATCTCTCTGGTGGGTACAAGGGATCTGACGATGTAAATCTTCTCGTAGGGTGTCCTCGTATCCAAAACGTCCATAAGGGCGTTGTAGAGGGTAATAAAGGTCTTTCCTGTGCCAGCTACACCATATGCCACCAGGTTCTTATCCTCTGCATAGGATTCAAAGAACGTCTCTTGATTCTCAGTCAGTGGTTCAACCTTCTTGATATAATCGAGGTTGATCGGTTTCTTCCGTTTCATCACTCTATTACTCATACCGAAGGGGACTGGATTGGTACTACCGATACCTGACTTACTCTTTCTTGGCATAAAATTAGTCGTAATGTTTGATGGTTGCCCCAGGTTGTTTCTTAGCTGTCGAGATTACATCTTTCCAGCCTGGGTGTTTGGTATAGATTTTCGAGAAAGGTTCACCCATCTCAAGTCCCAGTTTGGGAGCATTGTCTGGAGTGTAATACCTTTCCCAGTCGGGATTGTCTTCACACCACTGATCCCAATCATGAATACTCATCTTCACTTCTTTGGTCTCACCAGTTTCCTTATTTTTCACAGGATATGTCGCCACAGTTTACCTCATCGTGTGTTGTATTTAGTTCCACTCCAAAGCTTCTGCAATGGATGGGAACTGTTCGACAAAGATACTCTTTGCTGAGTTAGCAATGTCCATGTGTTCCTTCTGAGTTCCATGTGCAGATCTCAGATCAATATAATGAATCCATGAGCGAATTGATCCCGTCATGTACATTTTTGTTGGTACGGCGAGGGGAAGTACAAAGCGAGAACACTCCTTTGCGATTCCCTCATCCAACATCCGTTGATACAGTTCCATTCCTTTCTTGAAGTGATCCTGCATCAACATCTCATACTTCTGTTTGACAAACGGGTCAATGTCATCAATAGAATTCTGACGATTCTTGGTGTCTTGACGCCGTAGTTCAGGTAGAGGGATCGTCTCCGAGAGTAAGGAAGAATCAGCATACCGTTGTGAAAATTCTTGATATGTGAATGAGCGATGGCGCAGGACTTGAGCAGCTAGTCCTCTGGTAGTTGAGATCTCCAGAGTCATAAACGCCTGTTCAAAGATGCTCCAGTGTTGATGTTTGATACAGTATTTAATCAGACCAGAGAACTTCTCACTGTCCTGATTAGATGGGTTGCTCACACGAGCACAATAAGCAATGTGTTTCTCAGCGTCGGGTGTCACTGAAATCAATTTACAATCGTTCATTTCTTCTCCTGTTTCCTCACTTTCTTGAGTTCTTTTACTTCTACTTTAATCATCTGATATGCATCTTCAGCAGATATTCTACCACCCATTTCCATAGCAGCGATAACTTCTACTCTTGTACCAAAGTGTTGAAGGGCTCTCTCAAATGTGTCTAGTTCTTCGTACATTTCATTTACCCTTGAAGTAAGCGTTGAAATAAGCTACAAGACCACTGGTGGATGCATTACCTTGAGAGACCCAAGTGTCTGCACATTCATAGATGTTCTGTGTACTATAAGATGCTTCGTCAATCTTGACAGTACCGAGTTTAGCAAGAAGTACTCGGATACATTGAGCTCTCAGCTTGAGACGTTCCTCATCGTATCTCCAGTCTTGATTACTCGTCATCTTCAAATACCTCATCATAATCAGCCAGTGGTGGCAATGTCTGTTCAAGTCTATCAGTATAAGACTTGACATCAGAATAAACCTCAGATTCTAATGCGTCTACTAGGAGTTTGAGGTTTCTAACTATAAGTTTGAGTTTGTCTCTTTCCATAATATGACATCAGGTATACTATTTTAGGCATAAAAAAAGGACCTGTCAAGCAGATCCTCTTTTATCTTATCTACACAGTAGTCTTAACTCTCCATAGATCAAGGAAATAAAAGCAACAGACCCAAAGGATACGATCCCAGCGATTTGTAATGCTTCCATGACTATCACTTGGTGTAAGTACGACCACGATAGCAGAAGGTGCCGTGAGTTTCCTCAGATACCTCATGAACTTTACAATCTACACCACGATATTTGGTGATGTTGATTTGTGCGTCATGGGTAGCAGCTGCCTTTTCGATCTGCTTTTTGATGAGATTGAGTGTGTTCATTTGTCTTACTCCTGAAATACTAGGGATTTACGCCCCGTTCCTTCAGTCGTTTGCGTCCCAGTAGTGACTACATTCTGGTGTATAGTCCTTGATGGTTTCAACCAGCTCTATCTTCCACTCTTCATTTAGATGTTCATGCTTTTGAATCCGAAAGATTACAGCATCAGCATCTGTACATGAAATGCTTGAAGAAAGTAATAGATCAAACATGGGATGAACGCTCCGTTCCGCGACTTACTTGCGTCCTATGTATACACCCCTTCACATTTACCTTCTACTTTTGATTTCAGATACCCTATTAGATTCATCTTCGACCTAAGGTCAAGGTTTGGATCTGCCTGGATCTCTGTTCGTCTTTGTAGAAACCTTTCACATGACATGTGCCACCCGTAGGGAGAACCGTCTTGATGATGGGCTAAGGTCAATGCCAACAGGAGTGATAGCATCGGATGAACGACAGGTCTATTGTAGACCACATATATTATATATGTCAAGCCTCAGTTCAAAGTGTATAAATGGTTACACTCCGAACTAAACGAACATCCCCTTTTCACTCATGTGATGTAGGGTTTCCTTGAGGCTACCGATATGTTTGTAACCAATGGCAATCTGAGGGAACTCTGATCCCTCACCGAACTCATCTGTGAATTGTTGAATGGTGAAGTCCTTATCAAGATAGTACACAATAGTTTCATCTAGATGACAAGCTTCTAGAACAGATTGTGCCCTCTCACACTCTTGATTTCTATTGCTGTAGATGATCGCTTTCATTTCTCCACTTATCGATTTGTTCTTGGGTAGGAACAATGATTCGGAAGGGTAGACCTTCCTCCTCAAATTCCTCATTCATTTTTTCGTATGTTTCAGGTGTGATCTTTTCAGTCACGTTGTCTCCAGTCGTCAGGTTTGTCTTGTTTAAACCAGTCTACAATTTCATCTGCACTATCAAACCCTGTTCGGTGATTAGATGGGTCGGGGTCTCCTAGTCCCATCTTATTTAAAAAATCGTCAGTGCTCCCTTCCTCAATATCTTGAGAAGCCTGTCTCCTTGCTTTCTGTAACCAGTCTCTTGCAAGAGTATGTGCCTTGGCAAGTTTCTCTGCCCAGATCATATCCTCTAGTGGGACTGGTTCTTTATTAGCAATACATCTACAAATGGACTCTAACCGTAGTCTGTATTGGGTTGATAGCATGTTAGTCTCGCAGTTTTAATTCGAGGTCTTCTAATTTATGATACTCTGCATGTGCTCGTTCTTGACGGGCACATACAATGTCCAGAATGTCATTAACAATT